GAAGATTGCGCGCCATAAGTTTTCGGGGGTGCAAGGATCTGTTGTCGCTGGCTATGGCGCAGCGGGTATTGATATCGCTTCCGGCACACCCATGCGCGTTCTGCGTCAAAACGCCCGTGAATTTGAGTACGATCTCAAAGTGGCTGACTTCAACAATGCTCTAACAAATTTGCAGATCACGGATACGAAGAGAGGCATTGAGCTCAGCGCTGAACTTTCGCGAATGGAAGGCGGTAACGTGGCTGCAGCATATCAGGCGCAAGGGCGCGCAAGTTTGCTCAGCGGGTTTGGAAGTGCGGCGCGGCGTGGCTATTCAACAGGCATTTTTGACAAGTCTCGTAATACTACTAGTTCAACAGGGATCTTTTCTTTATGAGAATACCCATTTACGAAAGCCGTGGGCAGCTAAGCACTGACACCCCAGGCCGGTCTATCTCTGCGCGCATGTCTTTCCGTGGTGCAGATGCGATTATGCGTCAAGGCGAGGCAACACAGGCAGCTCTTAAAGCAGTTCAAGACTTTGCTGACATGCGTTATGAGATGATCCTTGAAACGCGCTTAAATGAAAAAGACGTCGCAATGCGTGACCAATTGCGCGACATGGCACGGGATCTTATACGAGGCAAAAAACTTAATGCACTCGACGAAATTGATGGTCAACCATCAGAGTTCGAAACAAGAGCCACTGCAGTAAGAGACAAATTAAAAAGAGAATTGGGAACTGACCGGCGCGCTTTAGCAAAATTCGAGCAAAGTTATCAGCTGGCAAGCGCGAACACTAAATGGTCACTCCGTGATAAGTTTGATGATATTATACAAGCAAGACACCAGGTATCAATTAAATCTAAAGCAGATCAAATTATAAATGCCTACTCAAATCCCACTGCTTCATCGGAAGAATTGGGGTTTGATATCGCAGATGTCAGTGCAATGCTGCAAAGATCTGCAGATAAGCAGCTGATCAACCCGGGGCTTGTGGCTGCAATTCCAGACAAAATTCGTGGCCAAGTAGCGGAAAACCTTGTCACTGCATTTGTAGGTCCAGAGCCATTTCGGGCCATTGAGTTGCAACAACTATTGGCTGCATATCAAAATGTTCAAAGAAATCCTAATGATACCGGTGTCGCGGAAAATTTTGCGAATATGTTGTCAGATTTTGACAAAGAGGGAGGGCTTTACACATCTCAAGTTCTGTTAAGCATTCCGCCTGGAGAAGCTCAACAAATTATCGGAAAATCAATTACATTAGCCAATCGCACGCAAAGTCTCATAGATGCTCAAGACAAAGCGCGTAATAAGGTTTTTGAAAAGCAAAACAACCGGATAGAAAGCGCACTTTCTTCAAATGATTTGATGTTGGAAGAAGATAAGACAATTTCTCTCCAAAGGCTTGAGAAGCTAGGCGTTCCCCTGGATAATTTTATGAATGATGCAACCGGTGGGACAATAAGAGAGCGCCTGACGACCAACCAAGATCCTAAAAAATTATCAATAAACGATGTACGCAGCGTTTTAATATCGTACCTGCGCACTGACCCAGCGTTCCAGGCTGATCGTGGAGGGGCAGATAGGTTAGAAAATATTGAAAGAGAAAATGTTAATGTTAAGTCTTTTTCTCAAACAGATGACGTTCAACTCGTTTTTCAAATTGAGGATAAGTTAAGATTAAACGAAGGTTTAATAGACGGCACAACCGTAGGACTTTTACGGTCAAATAAGGCTTCATTAACACGGTCAACGTATGAGCGTTTGTGGGGCGCCATTACTCAAGCAAGTGGAACGTTTGAAAACGCTCTGATTCAAGATCAAAACAGATTGCTCCCACAGATAGACGCAGCTCTTAACTTCTACACACAAGAACGGCAAAGCGGAGCTTTTAGTCCAGATTCCCAAGCAGCTCAACGTGCAGCTGATGATGTTAGAGAAGAGTTCCGAAGAGCTGTTAACAGCGGACAATTTGATCAGTTCCAAGGCCGTGAGCGCATCACAGAAATGCAATCTTTTATTGATGGACTAGTGGCCACACGACAGAGTGAAATGATTACAGAACTTCGTGACGACATGGTGAATGAACTTACGAACACAATCGGAGCATTTGCACAAACCTCAAGGTTTTCTGTTTCTCCTAATGATTTCAATCAGTTTTCCACCAAAGCTCAAACATCAGATGCAATAAATAAACTAAATAACATGATGCCGACCACAATTGATCCAAGCAGAGGCAACATACTTCGCAGTATTGTCCGACGCTATATGAGCCGTATGCCATGAACATAGACACTGATCTCGAAATTCAGCGCTACCAGGAAGCAACTGACATGCTGTCTCATGCGTTTAATCCAGAAGAACTGGTAGGTCTTCCACGTCAGTACAATCCTATGACCAAGCGCAACCTGATTATGCAAGAGTTACAAAGCGGTGGTTATGTCCAAGTGGGTGAAGAAGACTTGCCTCAACCACAAGTTATGAGCACTGTGCCTCAACAGCCAACTGGGCTCACACGTCAGGAAGAAGCACAGAAACTAAGAGAAACATTTCAGAGAAGAGGTCAAACTTTTACACAGGAAGATTTAAAAGCTGCCGGCTTAGGCGATGTGGTGTTTGACGATGTGCCGGACCCAAGGCCACAAGAAGTGGCAACAGAGCAAATACAGAGCGAGGGGCCAGGACAGTTAGAGGCTGACCCAACTATCAGAGATAATTTGCACAACTTCACAAAAGAAGTGTTCATGAATATTGGGGATTATCTTGGCTATATCCCTGGCATACCGACCAACGTAGAATTTCAAAACTTTAAAATTCCAGAACCAATGGCAGAACAGCTCGCAGGTTTTGTGTCAGGCAGAAATAACCTCGGCGTCGGTGCTGGTGATTTTGTTGGCCTGGGTAGTATGACAATTGAAGAAGGCGCAAGAACTTTCGAGGTAGGCGCGCAAAATGACGACAAGTTATTGATGGCGCTCGGCGCCTTGGAATATGGCTTAGGTTTGGCTGAAGCACTGCCAGCGTTTAAACCGTTATCACAAGGTATAAAGGAAGGCTTGCGCATCGTGCGCCAGCGTCTGAACCAGCCAGGTCCAATGCCCACGGTTGGCAGTAATTTTGGCAATGTGTTTGCTCCAAGTGCAACACAAGTACGTGCAGAAGGTGGGTTGCCAATTGATAGTGCAAAAGGTGATGAAAATTTACGTCTTCATCTGCAGAGAATTGAAAAGCTCGCAGAAGGTAAATCGTATCCTGGCGCGCCTAAAAATCCGCGAACAGTTATAAAGGCTCCAGAAGGTTCAAATTTGCCAGACGTTGTTGTGGGCGACATCACTGTGGAAGATTGGCAAAATAGAATTGAAACAGCCATGTCACCAGAACAAATAAACAAAGCTGCGACGTGGTACAAAACTGTGTTCGGAGAATTTCAAAAACAAGCAAATGGAGATCCAGAGGAAATAGCGCGACTGACAGATGCATGGTTTGCTGGTCAGCAAAACTCAAGTCCTGGTCAAACATTAAATGACGTCTTGTTTGTATATGAGCAAATCAAACGCGGCGTGCCAAAAGATCAGCTAAAAGGTAAAGGTCTGCCAAGCGCAAATAAAATTGTAATTGACATACTTACACAGTCCGAGATTACCGGGGGAGCCGGTCAAAAAATAGCAGACTTCCTAGACAGTGGTTATGGAAAAAATGTTCGCTCGATTATGAGTAACAAGCCGGAAGGTGGATCCCCGTTTGTGGTTGATGTTCACACTGCTAGAGATACGGGTCTTGTTGATCAAATATACATCAATCATCTTACCCGTTTAGGTTATGATGTGCCTGACAATCTCAAAATAGATTTTGGTGGTGGTGGAATAAATGGCGCGCCGTATGAAAACCGCGCACTGTTTGGACAGAAATTGACCCGTGAATTGAACGCTAAAAACTGGATGGGTCGTTCGGATTGGGAACCCGCTGAAATTCAAGCTATTGGCTGGATGCAACTATCAGGCATGTATGGAGCTCCAAATGTTGGCGGTGACATTGTTGATGCATTTACACTAAATACGCGTAGAATTTCGATGGAGGTTGATCCTGGGGCAGGGTCACCGTTTGCGGAAAAATTTGGTGAAGATTTTGCAGCTCTACCCTCCGAAGATAAGATAGCTATTAACAATGAGCTAACTGCAAAAGCCATTGAGTTGGTAAATAAACAAACTGGAATTACGCTTGGTTCTAACGTGCACGGCACGGGTGGTTGGGAATTGTTTCAAAATCCATCAACTGTTCAACAAGCTATTGCTTCAAAAGATACAGCTATCAATGCGGCTGCGCGACTTGGCTACCTTCTACAGCAAACAGAGGTTTGGGTTAATTCGTCAAAACCGTTTACAAAAAATCCGCAAAATTTTTCAATTGATATTATTGAAACTAGTGGAGAAAGCTTGCGCGAAAGCGAGCGTTTAACGGAGCTTTTCGAAAACATTATTGAAGCTGAGCCAAATAATTTATTCAGAGGTTATCAGCCTATTATAGTTGATGGCAAGCCAGGTATTCGTATTATTGTTACTAAAGAAGCTATCAGTACAGCGGTTAAAAATAGCCCGTTAAAAAAGGCTGAAATGCTAGAATACATACAGGACTTCGCTCGAAACAAACTTGGTGATATTACTGACTCCTTGAATTTTGATGCTGAAGTAGATATTATGGAAGCAGACCTTACGCAGCTGCGTAATGATTGGACAAAGGATCAGACAGGTGGCGGTTACAAAAGTTACTTTAGTGGACAGTCAGGAAAAAATGCGTCCACAGAAAGCTCCATCTCAACAATACTCAATACTGATGGGGCCGAACTTGAAAAGCTCTTTAGATCAAGAATTGAAGACGCAAAAGCAAGAGGACAACAGTCCTCAATAACAGGCAGTACTGCCTCTAACACGGAGGCGGCTGATGGCAATTGATCCGAACCAAATAGCAACGGAACAAACGCAGCGCGCGGAAATGAACGCAGCTGGTGCGCCTACTGAATTTGCAAAAGGACCAGGGCAAGAGTTTGAGGTGGCTGGCTTGGGTAAGCTGCTAGATCTCTTTGCTAAGCAAGTAACATCATCACGCATACCAAAGATTGATCCCGACTCAGCTCTACCACCCGCAGGTGTAGGCCAAAGAGTCCCGACGCCTGTTGAAGAGGCAGCTGCGCTTGAAAAAGGGACAAAGTCCTACCAGCAAATCCAACGCGCAAATATGCCTAATGTTCTATCACCACCAGGCCAGAAAGAGTTTCAAGATCGGGGGTTCCAGGCTTTCCCTGATGACCGACAATTTATTATTGACGAGGCTGATGACGCGCTGCGCAAAGAAGCAGAAGAGCAAGCGCTCGCAGCAAACAAATTAGCGCAGCAAGCGCTTACAGCTGAACAGAGGGGTTTTGCTCAAGGGTTGAGATCTGGTGAAAACATACCCTTCGTCACATCTGGCCTGGCACCAGAAGCGAAAGCTGATGCAATAATTGACCGCATCAAAAAACATGAGATGGAAATAAAATCACTGGTGGAAGGCGGTGATTTTAATTTTGATTATATCGAAGGTAACCAGGATTTATTCAAAGCACTGACAGCTGTATCTGAAGAGTACGCAGACGAAACAGTAGCGCGTACACGCGGTAAGATCAGCAATGAGCAAACGATAGAAGACGCTGCTATGATCTTAGCTGATGAGATCGGGTTTTCGCGGCGGTTGCTCAAACGCAAGATAGGCGAGGGGGGTCTAACCGCAGCTGAGTTTGTGGCTGGGCGTGAATTGCTTGTGCGTAGTGCTACCAAGCTTATAGAAGCAGCTGAGCTAATCAAAAAAGGCGAAGGTACAGAAGCTTTACGTTTAAGGTTTCGGCGCCAGCTTGCCATACACGCTGGCATACAGCTTCAACTCAAGGGAGCTCAGACAGAAGTTGCGCGGGCTCTGCAGTCTTTTAAAATTACTGTCGGAGGTGAAGAGACAGCCAAGGCTGCAGATCTCGCAGTTCAACGTCTCCTGCAGCAAGGTGGAGGTTCTGAAGTAACAGACGAGTTAGCCAGTACGTTGCTTGAAGTGGCCGCTAAAAATGGACCCGCTGGAATAAATAGGTTTGCCCTCAAAGGTTACCTAGCAAAAACAAAAAATGTTATTCATGAAGCTTACCTTGTAGGTCTTCTTTCGAACCCAGCCACACAAATAAAAAACATCTTAGGCACTGCAACATTTATGCTCTATCAGGTTCCGTCTGAGGTTATGGCTGCGGCTTATGGTGGTGCTTCGCGTTACGGGCGCAGAGCATTGGGCTTTCAAATACCAGATGACCAAGTCGAAGCAGCTGACGCTCTGTTACGCGTTAAAGGCTGGATGGACAGTTACAAAGACGCATGGACAGCGGCAGGTGAAGCATTCCGCACAGAGTTGCCAGGTCAAAAACCATCCAAGCTGGATCTTGAGAATTATGCTGCAATTAGTGCAGATCCAAACTCAGTGCACGGTCGGGCGATAAATGAGCTGGGAAAACGCTTACGCATACCATTTAGATTACTCCTCGGTGCAGATGAGTTTTTCAAAGTCATGGCATCGCGCGGCGAACTCTACACGCGCGTGAATGGCAGATACAATCAGATGCTGCGCGAAGGTAAATCTGAGCAAGAAGCGCTTGATGAAGCTGGTATGTTGTTGCTTGATCCTCGCGCAATAGGCGACGAGATTGATGCTCGAGCTATGTATGAAACCATGCAAACGCGCATTCCTGGTCTTGATAAAGTAACCAGCACAATACAAAGCACATGGTTGGGTCGTTTCGTTTTGCCATTTGCAACCGCGCCCACAAATTCAATGTTGAAATTGATTGAGTTCAGCCCAGCTGGCGCTGCTATTTCTTCAGGAAGACGCGCGTTCGGAAAAATCACTGCAAGACAGCATCAACAAGAAATGGGTCGCGCCATGCTTGGCTCTGGCACAATGTTGATGTTTTCACAGTATGCTGTCGAGGGTCGGATCACAGGCGGGTATCCAAAAGACAAAGATGCCCGTGAAGCTTTACCGCCAGGATGGCAACCTTACAGTATTGTTCTCAAAGGCAAGGATTGGCCGAAAGATCCAAACGGCGAAGACTTACCACTATATAATTTTTACGGGAAACCAAATGGCCCGTTGATTTATGTAAATTACAGCGCTGTTGAACCTCTGGGCGCCATTATGGGGATCTCCGCTGATTACGCACAGAAATCATCTGAGCTGTCTGTTGATGCAGGATTTTTTAATCACGCAGCTGCCGGTCTTGCGGTCACGCTAGACTATTACAAAGAGCTGCCAATGCTCCAAGGTGTTTCTGATATAGTCAAAATACTTGAAGATGGCCGCGTTGAGTTATTCACAAGATCTATTGCAGAACCCGCGTCTCTTATTGGAATACCTTCTCCTCTAAGTTCTTTGCAACGCGCTTTCGCTGACTTAATCGATCCGACACGCACAAGACCACGCAGTGACTTGGAATATTATCCACTTGATCACGCTCTTGCCCGGGGGCCAGACGGTCAATTTCTTAACGGCATTGTGACAGGAATAAATCCACAAACGAATGAACCTTATGATTTAGAGGTAGATCCTGACCTCTTAGCCCAAGTGGGTGTGGCAAAGAACAGCGCGCTTGATAAAGCTTTGGCGGCTGTATCTACTGATATGCGCGCCCTACGCAGCAAAGACAGCATCTTAGGTAATGAGCGTGAATATAATGCGCCACTCTATGACACATTAGGAAACGTGATAAAATCATCAGAACTGTCGATGGCAAACAGACCCATAGCTGCTATGCGTAATCGGCTGCTTGCGTTGCGCATTGAAGAGGGTCAGGTGATAGAAGAGGGCAGCGTAGAAGATGAGCTGATGCGGTTACAATACTTTACTGGCAAATGGCCGCTGACCCACATGACAGACAAAAAGACGATCTCTTACGATGGAGCGTCGGTGCAAATCGGTTTTGGTGTTCAAAGCGATTACACCAATTATGTGAAAAACGTGTTTACGATGAACGAGCCTGGGGTAGGCACGTTAGATTTTAAAGGACATCTCAATGCCCTTATCAACTCAAGTTTGTACCAACAACAGCCGGATGGTAACCGTGTTTCTTTAATTGAAGGGTTAGAGCGTCGGTTCTACAAAAACGCAGTGCAGAGCTTTCTTCTAGATGTTGATGAAACCGGCAAGCCAGCGCACACATCTCAAGCACCACAGATACTTCAAGCGATCCAAGATAAAATCGCAGCTCAGTCTTACGCGAGGTAACCAATGACAGTCTCAAGCTCAACCAACCGTGCCAGTTACTCTGGCAACGGTTCAACAACCGTTTTTGCCTACGGTTTTAAAATCTTTGACCAGGATGATCTGACCGTCATTCTTCGCGCAGCTGATGGAACAGAAACAACACAGACAATTACAACGCACTACACTGTCTCTGGTGTAGGCTCCGTATCAGGCGGGAATGTGACATTTGTAACGGCGCCGGCAAGCGGAGTAACAGTTGTAATACTTCGTGAACAGCCTCTGACACAAGGTCTTGATCTGGTTGCCAATGATCCGTTTCCCTCTGCGAGCTTCGAAGATCAGCTGGATAAATTGACATTTATGGTTCAACAACACGACGAAGAACTTGGTCGTGCAATCAAGGCATCTCGTACAAACACGCTAACAGGATCAGAGTTTACAATCTCTGCGGCTGATCGCGCGAACAAAGTATTTTCGTTTGATAGCTCGGGCGATTTGTCTGTTACGCAAGAGTTAGGCACGTTCAAAGGCGATTGGGCGGCATCAACTGCGTATGTTGAGCGCGATCTTGTTCGTGATAGTAGCGATGGATCTATTTATATTGTTACCTCTGCGCACACATCTAGCGGATCTACGCCGCTTGATACAAATACAAATAGTTCAAAGTATGATGCAATCTTTGATGTTGGCGCAATGATTGCTGGCACTGTCACAATGACAGGAAACCTAACGGTTCAAGGCAATACAACACTAGGAAATGCATCATCTGACAGCATTACTATGACAGGCACAGCTGCTAATCTGCGCATGTCTACAACTAATGTCACTGACATTTTGGACGAGGACACAATGTCCTCTGATAGTGCGACTGCATTGGCAACTCAACAATCGATCAAAGCATATGTTGATAGCCAAGTTGGTGCGAGTGATACACTCACTGAAATTCTAGGTAACGGTAACACCACAAGTGGCGCAAACATCCAAATGACTACAACGGATGAGCTACAATTTAGAGATACAGCATTGAAGATTAGTTCATCTGCTGATGGGCAGTTAGACATTGACGCTGATACTGAGATTGAGATCACTGCACCTACCGTTGATATTAATGCCAGCACAGAAGTAAACATTAGTGCTGATCTATCAGTTGATACTGATACACTGCATGTGGATAGTACAAATGATCGAGTTGGTATAAACACAACAAGCCCTGATAGAGATTTAACAGTTATTGGAACAGGCCACTTTGGTGCAACAACTGCGGGTGTGGCTTTATCTAACAGTGCTAGTGTTGGTGTTATTTATGGCATGACATCAACTGGTGCTTCTTTTACTGACTTGCAGATAACAAGTGTTGGCTCAGCTAGTCATCTTTACTTTGATGCCGATGGAACTATTGGTATTAACAATACAAGCCCCAATGATTGGGTTTCTACAGGCACTAAATTTGTTATAGGTGGCGGCTCTGGTCACAATGGTATGACTATTGCTAGTGGCAGTACATCTGATGGAACTATTTACTTTGCTGATGGCACAACGGGCGATGCTCTTGATGCAGGATATATTAAATACAACCACCAATATGATAGATTATCTTTTGGAACTGCAAGTGCATTAAATGACACAATAAGAATTACAAGCGCAGGGGATGTTGGCATTGGCTTAACTGGCGATCCATCCACTAAGCTGGAGGTAAATGGCACTGTCACGGCTGATGGGCTGACTGTGGATGGCGACGCTACCTTTGGCGACAACGACAAGGCTATCTTTGGCGCAGGTTCAGACCTCAAAATATACCACAATGGCTCAAACTCTATTATTTGGGATGAAGGTGTGGGAAACCTTCAATTAGTCTCTAGCGGTGCTAGTGTTAATATTGTCAAAGCAGGTGGCGAGAATATGGCTACCTTCGCAACCGACGGCGCAGCGACTTTATATTTTGACAACGCAGCCAAGATTGCGACTAGCAGTACGGGAATTTCAGTAACTGGCACTGTCACGGCTGATGGTGTTTCTGTAGATGGCAGTTTGTCTTTAACTAGCACAGCCCCACAGATCACTTTTATAGAAAATGACACCACTGACTTAAACACATTCATAAATAACAGCGGTGGTCAATTCACACTGCGAACAACTAACGATGCGGTAAACACCTTTAAAAAACGATTAGTAGTAGATCACGCTACAGGCGACATCAGCTTCTACGAGGACACAGGCACGACTGCCAAGTTCTTCTGGGATGCGAGTGCGGAGAGTCTGTTGGTGGGTAAGACTGCTTCTGACACGGGTACTAGCGCAGGGTTTGAGGTTAGCTCTGGTACAATTTACCCTACAAGAAGCGGGGCTTCTACGGCAAACTTTAACCGACTTACTTCGGATGGTAATATCGTAAACTTCCGCAAAGACGGCACCACGGTGGGGAGTATTGGGGTATTTTCCTCTGACAATCTTGGTATTACAGGGTCGGCAGCCAGCCATGCTGGTGTTATATTTGGGACTAATCAAGTTATACCTGCCTCTAGTGGGACGTATGCTGACGCTGCCGTTGATATTGGTAATACAAATAACCGCTTCAGAGACCTCTACCTCTCTGGCGGTGTCTATCTGGGCGGGGTAGGCTCTTCAAATAAGCTGGACGATTATGAGGAGGGGACTTGGACGCCTTCGCTTAAAATTGGCGGCAGCACTACTGGGATTACTTATGGTCAACAAGAAGGATTTTACATAAAGGTTGGGCAACAAGTATTTGTTAACTTTCGTCTTTCACTAACAAGCAAAGGTTCTTCAACTGGTACTGCTGTTGTAATTGGATTGCCATTTTCTGTTGCGGATAGCTTTACAGGTATTAATTTTGAATATGGTGGAGTTTGGGATAATTGGGTTAATTTAGCTGTAGCAACAACTCCTAGATGGTACTTAAATCAACCTGATGGGGATATAGTTCTTTTGAACGAACACACAACAGCAGGGGCTAATTCATGGGGTGATCCTCTAACGAACAGTGATATTAATAATACCACTGACATTAGAATTTCATTTACTTACAAATCAACTTAACCACCCCTGTTGGATCGCAGGGTAGTCAGTCCAACCATCACAGGAGATAAACGATGGCACTAACAGAAGAAACAGTAGAAGACAAAATAGAGATCGTGGGTGACTTCAAGCATGTGCAAGTACGCACTGCCACAGTCATCAAGCGTGATGGCGTAGAGATCAGCCGATCCTTCAGCCGCCATGTTGTTGCACCAGATGCACCGGACATCTCAGGTGAAAGCTCACAGGTGCAAGCCATCTGTGCGGCAGTACACACAGACGAAGTTAAAGCAGCCTACGCTGCACACTTAGCAGCACAGGAGAATAACTAATGGCTGTAACTTACACATGGTCAGTCCCAATGACTGAACGTAATCTATCAGACGGTGGTATCACTGTCATTCACTGGCGCTGCACAGGCGTAGACGGTGATTACTCTGCCTCATCCTACGGCACCACAGGTCACACGCCTGATGCGGATGCAGAGGGTTTCATTGCATACGACAGTGTGACGGAAGCTAACTGTATTGCATGGGCGCAAGCTCAAGTAGGCAAGGAAGATGTTGAGCAAGCTATTGCTGATAAGATTGAAGCTGACAAAAACCCAACAACCGCCAACGGCGTTCCTTGGGAGGCTTAAAAGTAAAGAATGCAGCTTACCGACGAGGAGCTAGAGCGTCTACTGGACGCAGCGGCACACCGGGGCGCATTAAGACAAGTGCCAGAACAAGCTGGCTTCCCTCATAACATAACATGGCCGGAGCAACCGAATGGATAAGCGCACAGTAAGTTCAGCTCATCAGCGCATTGATGAATTAAGTCAGCGAGTAATTAAGCTCGAAGTTATGACTGAAGAAGTTTTGGTTAGGATGCGGAGACTCGAAAGCATTATGATCGGTAGTGCAGGGGCGATCATACTCCTGTTAATAGCGTCAATGTATTCTGGATGACGTGTTTTCTGGTCGCCATTTTTTGGGGCCAGAGTTTTCAAGACGGACTTTACAAAGTGTGCGCCTACGACTGTGGGCAAACGAGGCCGGCTTATCAATACTTTGATAAAGCGTACCGGCTCCCCCCACACTATAGCTGCCCTCTTAGGTTTCATCTGACATGATAGATCCCGTGACTGCGATTGCAGGCTGCACAGCCGCTTTTCAAGCGATTAAAAAAGGCTGTCAAATTGGCCGCGATCTGGAAAGTATGGGCAAAGATCTTTCTAGATGGTCAAAATGCCTTAGTGATTTTGAATTCGCGGCTAAGCAGATTGAGAAGCCACCCTGGTATAAAGCACTGGGCGGGGGCGTTGAGGCGCAAGCAATGGAATTGTTTGTCCAGCGTCGGCAAATACAAGCTCAACGAGATGAGCTGAGAACCTGGATATCTGGTACTCTTGGACCATCTGCCTGGCAAGAGCTACTCAAGATAGAAGCCGAAGTGCGTCAGGCGCAGAAGGAACACGAATATAAACGGATCGAAACCTGGCGCAAGGTCCGAGAGGTGTGCGCTGGTATCGCGCTGTTCGTCGTCTTGGTCGGCGCGCTGGTTGGCTTTGTATGGCTTGCCAATGGTTGAACCAGTCGTGAGCCTTCCCTTCGCTGTAGACCTGCAGAGAACGCGAGAGAGCATCGAAACGCACCAGAAGGCACAGAACGTACAGAAAGAGCATTTGCGGGCGCACAAGCTGGAACGTGCGTTAGAGCGCCAGCATTACGAGCTCATGGCCTCATACGATAAATTTGGTGCGAAGAATACCGAGCTTAAACAACAAGGACAGATCATAGATATGGAGGTCTGACATGGTTCAAATAACAGCAAAATACATCGACAGTTTCAAAATACTGCCACGTTTGATGATGCTGGCAGTGACCGTCTTAACTTATCAAGCGGTTCATTGGTTTATGAGTTTGCCTGATCCTTCTGTTGCTCAGTCAGGGCTTGTATCAGTGTGCATGGGTGCTCTGACGGGTTGTTTCGGCATATGGATGGGAAAGGAGTCCAAGACGACTGTTACCTCAGACAAGGTTGTTCACGAGGAAAGCTATGACAACCGTTGAGGATTTTATGGTGTTCTTGATAGTCAGGGCGTTTGAATTTCTGCTCAACACAAAGATGAGTTTATATGGGACGGTGATGGTATGATCCAAGCATTGATAGGACCGATTGCTGAACTGGCTGGTGGCTGGCTAAAAGGAAAGGCGGATGCAAATGCGGCGGCGGCTAATTTAAAATTAGTAGAGGCAGAAACAAAAGCCACGATCATGAAGAATGCCGCTACGAGCGAAAGTGATTGGGAGCGCCTAATGGCGCAAGGTTCTCAAAGCTCTTGGAAGGACGAGTGGCTGACAATTTTATTTTCTATACCACTCATTCTTTGTTTCTTGCCGTTTGATTGGGCTGATCGGGCTGTCAAGAACGGCTTCGCAGCATTGGAGTCTATGCCGGATTGGTATCAGTACACGCTGGGCGTAATTGTAGCGGCCAGCTTTGGTGTGCGGTCAGCAACGAAATTTTTCGGAGGAAAGAAATGAAAGAGAACTTTAAGCACTGCTTAGAGATGCTGCTTCATCACGAGGGCGGTTTTGTAAATCATCCAAAAGATCCTGGCGGCATGACGAACCTAGGTGTCACAAAGAAGGTGTATGACGCATGGATCGGTCGAGAGACTTCTGAGGCAGAAATGAGAGCGCTCACGCCGGCTGATGTCGCACCAATTTATAAAAAGAATTATTGGAATAAAGTGCGCGGAGATGACTTACCTTCTGGGCTGGATTGGGCTGCTTTTGATTGGGCAGTCAACAGCGGTAGCGGGCGCCCAGCAAAAGCAATCCAGCGTTGCATTGGTTCTACGCAAGATGGATCTATAGGCCCAAAGACTTTGGCTTTAATTTATGAAAACGATGTTGAACATATTATCGATTACGTCCACGGAATGCGGCAAAAGTTCTACGAAAGTTTAAAGACATTTGACACGTTTGGCCGTGGGTGGACACGTCGAAATGATGAGACACGCGCGCAAGCAAAAGAGCTGATGAACTAGGTGGATTGGCGACCCAGCTGCGACCGAATCAAATTCTCTAAATTTTAAATGGGTCGCGCGTCTGTATCGTATAGCAGCGTATAGCGTCGTATAAAAAGTGTTGATAAGTACGCTGTAGTACGGTTATATACGATTCTATACACTCTTTTAGTCGGATACCGCCCCCGGGTCCGATACGCGTATTACGGGTGCGTTTATGTCCATAGCTCTAAGAGCAAATCAGATATACTACACGCGCTAAGTAATTGCAATAGTGTAAAAAAGTGCGAACGAAAGATGAAGGAAAAAGAAGTTAAGCAAATGGCCTCGAAGTCTCAAAACGATAGAAAAAATGGCCTGGGTCGCGATTTGGGTCGCGAGTTGGGTCGCAGAAAAGAGGTGGACCCGGGGATAGCACCCGGGAATTTCTCTTGCATTGATTTTTTTTATGCCTATATCTTGACTTAGAAAGTCAAATTAACAGGCTCAAAAGTACGGAGAAATAGACATGGAAATCAAACAGTGGAAATCACGGAAAGCTCAAGGCAAGGCGTCTTGGTGTGTTCAACATGATGGTCACCAAAAGTTTTTTAAGACTAAGCTGGACGCGCAACGCTACGTTGTACAAGCTTCTGATGAATACGTGCCATATGCATCTGTAGACGGTTGGGATTGGAAAGTAAAAAAGCTTGTTTCTGAGTATCAAGCTTGGATCGAACAAAGATATACTGACGAAAAGATTAGTTATTCTGTGCGGTGTGATCGTCTGCGTCATTCCAAACAATTCTTAAGTTGCAAGCTTGGAGAACTTGATGTCGGAGACATCTTGGTTCGAGAGATTACAGACGGTCATTTTAGTAAATACTTTGTGGATCAACTTGCAGAAGGCAGGGCGCGTAAGACTGTTGAAAACATCATGGGAAGCATGATTAATCTTTTTGAGTTTGCTAAGATCAGTGATTGTCGAACCAGCAACCCAGCGCGCAATATCAGTCTCAAAGATATTGACAAAAAAAAGCAGCCTTACAGAGCGCGTAAGATTCACCCTGATGTGATCGCGAAGATTATGGAACAGCTGGACGATACGTGGAAGCTCATGGTGTTTTTCGCAATCGCAACGGGCGTGCGCCAGGGCGAACAGCGCGCTTTGGTCTGGGGTGATATTGACTTTGAAGGTAATAAGATTTGGATCAGCAAAGCTGTTGAACATCTAACACACAAAATCAAAGCACCTAAGACTGAAAATGGCAACCGGTGCATTGACCTGTTGCCAGAACTGAAAAGCCAGCTGCAAGAGCTGTACATGCGCTCTGGGCGCCCAAATGATACAGAGCTGGTATTCCTGATCAAAGGTGAAGCGCCGTGCAAGCAAAGCTTCATCCGCACGATGTGGCGCGCATGTGAGCAAGCCGGTGTTGAAAACATCCGCTGGCATGACCTGCGTCACTTCTGTGCTTCGAATTTGTTGCAAGCATACAGCGACGACAAATGGTACGTGTCAAACTTTCTGGGCCACTACAGCCCAGAAATTACACAAACCGTTTACGGTCACTGGCTGGAAGAAAAAGACAACAGCCACCGCCTCGACAAGCTCTCAGGTAAGTTTGCAAAGTTCGCTACTTAACGACGCGCATAAAAGTCACCGGCTCTAGCATGACGCCGGTGACTTTCTCAATCTCAGATCTACTGACAAATATTTTGCGGCCATCCCGAAAAGTTTTGATGTCATCGTTTTTAAGCAAACGCAAAGTGCGCTCATAAGCTTTTCTGTCTGAGTTACCCCACAAAATTCTTGCAGCCTCTCTCACTTCTAACATCTCACCATCCATCGCTTCCGTCCTCTTGAGCCGGTGCGCCGTCGTAAAACCTGGGTGTGTTTACATAAAAAGGCTGGATGCGTCCTACAGTGGGAAAATCTTTAACACTCTCCGCACCGTTTTTCTCTTGGATTTGTACAGACAGTTGTAGTCCAATGCTCTGCATGTACTGATAAGCTTCATCTAAAATCTTTTGTTCTGATTCCGAATAAGGCTCATATCGTCCAACGCTTTCGTTGAATTGTCGTTTCAAACCTATGAAAGCTGTAACGCGATACTCTTTCTCTGATGAAAGATTGATCGGAGCTTTGGGTTTGTACTTGTTATTGGAAAAATGAACTGGCACTAACGCTCTCCTGTGTTTAATCGTTCTCTGGTTTCACTGTAATACGATTTAATTTCTGCCAGTATTTCGGGACTTTCTGCCTTCAATTTTTGTCTGTCTTGCAGACTTTTTTGTTCCCAGCGTTGAAGCTCATACAGTTTATTCATTCCCTGCATTTCATCTTTTTGAGCTTGAGCCCACAAATCCCACTTGTGAAGATCGTCCACATTTAAGGGTGGGCTGTCATAGCTAGGTTGATATTCTTTTTCTTTGGTTTCATGACGGGGAGGGGATTGTGTACCTGCCTCCAGGTTTCGGCCATGTTTCTCAATTTCATTCTGAGATGCGTACTCCCCGCCATGAAGTCCGAGCGCCGCCAGTGCGCGCCCTACGGCACTGGTTTCGCAATTCTCTATCGCAGCTCCTCTGTTGATATTAGAGCTACCTCTGATCTCCTCTGCGTAGCCAGAGGCTACAGTGAAGCCGTCAGGGGTTCTGATGCGCGCTTTAATCAATACGCGCTTCCCATCGTCCACCAGAAGCTCTGTATCAATACCCAGCTCTGCCCCGACGTTCTTTCGGAAAGCTTCAACGCGTTGTGCCACCATAGAGTAAGTCTTGCCGCCTTGCACTTTGGTGCTTGGCATTGCGGTGATGGCAGCTTGAATCTTTGAAATATCCATTAAGCAAGCCCCCAAACTCTTTTAGCCTCATTAAGGTAGGCGTCCGGTTCTTGCCAACACAGAGCGCGGAAGTCAGGGTCAACCAAGCGAAACAAATCATCTGAATGCTCGGCTTCGCGCAGTATGTTCTCTGTCGTTTTATGATGCAGTGAGATCTGATCAACAACATCTTGCAGAAAATCATCGCGCAGCTCCGGCGTATTCTCAGGCGTAAAGACGCGATAGTCTGACATGTTTGCATAAACCAGAAACGGGGGCTGCTTACCATTTAAAGCCCAGAACCCTGCGACCTGGAAAACATTGTTCATATCAAACATACCGGTGAGACTGGATGGTAGATATCCTTTGGTCCACTTGTCCTCGTCAGGTAGACCACCGCGCTTCAAGGAAGACCATTTTGTTTTAAGATCTCCACGCCGGCCATAGTCTGGTTTTGTGTTGTGTGGGACAGCATTGCCAGGCAGCGTGTCCAACAGATCAATTTCACCCAGTATTCTGTTGTCGTAACGCATAGCTTCTTTAAGACCCATGATGGCATGTTCTATGACCAGCGGGATCTCTTCGAGGTATTTGTCTTTCTTTTTAGCATCGATGTCTTTGTTATTAGGTGTATCTGATTTGATCTGATGCCCTTGAAACTCATCAATTGCTGCAATGATTGCTTCTGGAATACTCAGTGTTGTTCCAAACTCATCAGGCACAAGGTGTAAGTCACAGGCACTTTGTACAGCCACACCTGCTTTCATGGCTGCGTTGGCGCGATTATGCGTTAAGCTTTTAATGAGATATCTGGCATGATCCATGACCTCTTCTGAGCTATTTGGGTTTTTCAAATGCTCCCAAGCTTGAGAAACAAGGGGGCGCACATAGACCTTTTCAAAGATATTTTTTGCACGATCTTTCGACCGTGGGTTTGAATGATGAAAATAATTGTGACGTGTTGCCCAATTTGGCGTCTCGAACATTGTAGCTGCCCCCCAGCATCTTATTTGCTGAGAAGGTAAGGCTCTTATCTTTTTGTGTCAATTAGGTTGGCTTATTTATTCCAAATTATTTTGCCTTCACGTAAATCTGGTCGATAAATCATGCTAACGAGTGGATATGCCTTAACTGGTTTCAGCCCACGATAAATGTTTTTATTGTGCTCTTGGTTTATTTTAACAGCATATGTTCCCTCTGGCTCTGGATACAAAACGCCTACAAGGTGCTCGCATAGACGTCCTTCAATCTCCATTGGCTCTTCCAGAACAATCATGCTCATTTCCTGATAGCAACTTTTAGGAACGGGAAAATGATCCTCTGATGTGTCAAAAACGCTCCATGCATTGTGGTAGGATCGCCACGATCCATTGTATCTTGGCTTACAGTCCCATACGACGACCCCGAGATTTTGCCAATGCCATAAGCGCATTTGAGCTATTCCAAGACCTTCTGCGTTATAGGTTCTGGAACATGTTTCATCATCATGAATAACAGATGTTCCGATAATTCTCATCTTTACGTTTGGGTACAAAACTGACATAGGTTCTACGCCAAGAATTTGTCCATACTCTTCAGCATCGACCATAGTCAGCTGAATTTTTCCATGAATATGCCGCGATAAAGTTTCTGGCGTAACGCCTTTCAGCTCCGCAACTTCACGCTTAGTTTTTCCAGAGGCTAGGATGAGTTCATCCAAATTATTGATCATGTAGTGCGCCCAATTCATGTATTTGCCTCCCCAAAATCTCACAACTTGACAGAAATTGTCAAACTGAAAGAAGTTGTAAGGGGCTTGTTTTGTTTCGTCAAGCCCCTTACTGTTTTATGCATGACACTTGATGATTATAGGATAAAACGGGGCTGGAGTTATTCTGAGCTCGCGCGCCAGGTGGGCGCAAGTCATGCGGCTATCGTTCGACGGTGGTGTTTACGTTACGATCAAACTGGAAGGTCGATCCCAAACCCATTGTACATGGAGCGCATCATCAACATGTCGATGGGGGAAGTCATGCCAAATGATTTCTACATCAGGCGATATTGATGCCAAAAGTCTATTGTGGAATTGACCCGGGATTCAAAACAGGTGGTGTGGCATTTGTGTCTGATGATTGGGCAGAGGTGCACGATCTGCCTTTATGGGATCATGGTGGATTAAGATGTTACGCTTTTAAAGAATTGCTGGACAGCCTTCCGGTGTCTTCTGTTGTCATTGAGAAACAAGGCGCCAGGCCAGGGCAGGGTGTAAGCAGTGTATTTAATCTGGGCATGTCATACGGTCAGATCTTGGGCTGTCTTGGCACCCTCGAACTAAAGCATGTCATGGTTAGTCCACAAACCTGGAAAAAGCATATGAAGCTTGGCAAAGAAAAAGATCACGCCAGGCAGTTAGCGATGCAGCTGTTTCCGAAGCTCAATGACGATCTTCAAAGAAAAAAAGATGAGCACCGTGCAGAGGCTCTTTTGCTGGCTGAGTACCTAAGAGATACGGATCAATGAAACAGGAGCCGATCCTCATACGCTGCCCTCACTGCGACGGCTACGGTGAGCGTGACGAGGTGTGGTTTGTTGCCCATCCAAAGGAATACAGTGGCGGTTACGGCCATGTAGAGCCAGTGACATGCAGGGTGTGCAAAGGCACCGGCAAGGTGGCGTTGGATGAGTAAGCACCAGGTCGAGCACATGGAATTTGATGTGTCCTATGACACAAGGGACGGCGCCTGGTTCTGTGTGCGTGTGCCAGGTGAGAAGGCAGCGCTGTTCTCAGGCCCGATCAACGTAGGGATGGCTCGTCAAGTATTAAATCTCCACAAAGCGATTAGAGATATAGAACTAAAAATCGCCGCGCACTGCGAGCACTGCGAAGGAGCCGGGTGGACTGAGACAGAGAAGATGGTGCGTGTGTCAGGCGAATACCAGGCATATGAGCCGGTAGGTCAAAAGGAGCGGTGTGAACACTGTAATCCACTGGGGGTATGAAATGAAATGGACAGATGAACGAACAGCTAAGTTAGTAAAGCTCTGGGGCGAAGGCTATTCCGGCAGTGAAATCGCCGAGATCCTCGGCGGGGTTTCTAGAGAAGCTGTCTTGGGTAAGATCTTTAGGCTGGGCAAGCAACGGGGAAAGGCATGAACTTAACAACAGAAGATACACAGACAGTGATCTTGGCGCTGCGTGAATATCGTGAGCATTGGAACGATGAAAAAAACAAACAGCTCTTCGACCAGGTCAATCATTTGATGCGCAGGTTTCAGTCCTCACTTGAGAAAAAGGTCTTTTACAAAGAGTATCGTAATGGAAAGTGACGCCACGTCACTTGCGTCTGTATCGTACTACAGCGTATAGCATCGTATGTGGATAATTTTACCGGATTGACTGAAAATTTGAGCCGTGTGTAAAATCGCTTTGCGCCAACTAAGCTATAACGATAGCAACTGAGCTTAAAAAAAATAAGCCAAGCGAAACAAAAACCACCCTAAATATGGTTTTTGATTTCGCGTTACAACTGAAACAACTCAGTTACCAGCTATAACTTAGTATATACATTCAGCTCTGTTTTTTTTGCTGAGAGAAACTTGTGGATAAGTACACAACCAATAGCCTCAATGACCTCTTCATGGCAGCCGCTGAAACTGAGCGAAAACTTCCTCCAGCTATTCGTAAGCAGAAGATGTCTTCTTGGCCGGAATATGTCCAGGAGTGGAGCGCATATGGATGGCATTCACCAAAACAAACGCTGCCCAAAGCTACACCAAAAGAAATATCAGAATACGATCAAGCTCTCCTTCTCGGCATAACGCACCTGGACAGCGATGATCGAAGGCTTATCTGGATGGTAGCTCAGTCAGCCGCCTTCAGAGAACGGGGGCCAAAATGGCAACGCCTCGCACGTATCATGGGCCTGGTAGATGGTAGACAGGTCAGAAGAAGATATGAATACGCACTCAACAGGATGGTCTACAGAGTAAACGCAGAACCTCAAAAAACAAATTTCGGGTTATCTTCTTGGTCAGCAAATATGTCATAGCAACCAAGTAAATCATAACGGTGACCGTATTGCTCATGAAGCGCGTCATAAAAACACTTCTCAAAAGCAATAAGCTTCTGCAAATTACGACGTTCCCCTTCTTCTAAGTGCTTATCATCCAGCATGTCTTCATGCACTTCCATAACCACGCACAAATTATTCATGATAACCTGATACTCAAGCTCGCTTAAATTCATTCTGCGCTCCTTTTTTCATAGAATAATAAAATTAGAACCAACAAACTAGCCCACGTATTATGTCAACTCGAAACCCCTGCATGACGTAAAGTGTTAAGCCATATAACAAGTTATAACAAATTGCTTGCGCGAATGTACGAAATGTAGTAGGGATTATGATATGATAGCACAACTTTTTGTGCTTCCTCCCTGTTCGACTTTACCCAGCCGCTCACGCAATCTTAAAATGCTTGATACGTTCTTACTGCTCCGTACTTAGCGGCTGGGCCTTTTATGGAGGATTGGAGGATTTGGAGGATTTGGAGCTTCATACGAGACGCACATGACAGTCACACCTCTTAGAAAAAAACCACGCATCTCAAAGCAAGTCATGGAAAAGATATGCTTGGGACTGATGGAAGGCAAAAGCCTCAGAAGCTTATGCACCGCTAAAGATATGCCAAGCCACATGTCTGTCTATAGACACATCAGAGAAGATGAAGACGCATACGTCATGTATGATAGCGCCAGGCAGATCCAATGCGAAAACCTCAGAGAAGAAATACTAGCGCTCGTCGAAGCTCCGCTACCAGATGATCCCAAGCTCGCTATGGCAGAGGTACAGCGTAGACGCCTGGAAGCAGATCAAAAGGATAAGTTCATTAGACAGCTCGCTCCGCTCGGGCTCAGAGGTAAAGCAGAGGACGGCAAAGGACAGCAACAAGCAGGGACCATTGTGTTGCAGTGGGCAGGAGCTGAAGCTGTTTGAGATTAACAACAGGGTGATTTTGTTTTTATTGCATACATCTTGTGACGGCTCGCGCGCACGAAGCATGGCCCCGCCTGTTTGAATTTTGTTTTTGTTTTGTCCAGTTCTGCGACCCAGTTGCGACCGAAGACACCTAAGCCCTTGTAAACAAACAAATGGTGTCGGGGGCTACACCCGATACTTTATATTTGCTGGCCGGCACCGACCCCCACCCCCCGAAAAACCGGGCGCCGATCAGTAGCTATAACACAACCTAAGAATGGCACCACACACACTGATGCAGACGATAACAATTCCATATTCTCCGCGTCCTTTACAGCGTACATTGCACAATGAGATGCGTTCTAAGCGTTGGGGTGTTGTTGTGTGTCACCGTCGTTTTGGGAAGACTGTGTGGGCTATCAACCATATATTGCGTGATGCTATACTTTCTCAGGATGTTAATCCTCGGTATGCGTATATGGCTCCGACGTATCGTCAGGCGAAGAATGTGGCTTGGGATTATTTGAAGCAGTTTGCTGGTGAGATCCCTGGTGTTCGGTTTCATGAGACTGAGTTGCGGTGTGATTTGCCTACGGGTGCTAGGATATCGCTTCTCGGTGCTGAGAACCCGGATAGTTTAAGGGGCATCTACCTTGACGGCTGCGTGATGGATGAGGTTGCGCAGATGCCTGAGAATGTATTTCCGGAGGTTATTCGTCCGGCATTGAGTGACCGTAAGGGCTGGGCGGTGTTTGTTGGGACGCCTATGGGTCACAATGCGTTCTTTGATTTGTATGAGCAAGCTAGGTCTTCTGATGAGTGGTTGACGGCTGTTTACCGTGCATCTGAGACGGGTTTATTGGATGATGAGGAGTTGGATGCTGCGCGAGCTATGATGAGCGCGGATCAGTATGCTCAAGAGTTTGAGTGTTCCTGGAATGCGAATGTTCCTGGCAGTATATATGGGAAGGAGCTTGAGGCGTCTGTAGAGGCGGGTCGGATATGTAATGTTCCGTATGATCCTTCTGTGCCTGTAGATACGTGGTTTGATCTTGGGATTGGTGATAGCACGGCTGTTTGGTTTACGCAGAGTGTTGGTCGTGCGATTCATGTGATTGATTTCTATGAGAATAGGAACGAGGGCTTGCCTCATTACTGTCATGTATTGAATAGCAAGGGATATTTGTATGGGACGCATAATGCGCCGCATGACATTGAGGTGCGGGAATTGGGGTCTGGGAAGAGTAGGCGTGAGACGGCTTATGACTTGGGCTTGAATTTTCGTGTGGTTCCGAAGTTACCTTTGGAAGATGGAATTCATGCGGCACAGATGATTATACCGAGGTGTTGGTTTGATCGTGATGCTTGCAAGGTTGGTTTGGAGGCTTTGAGGCATTATCACCGGGCGTATAATGAGAGAACGCGAAGTTTTCGTTCTTCGCCTGTTCATGATTGGTCGAGCCATGCAGCTGATGCGTGGAGATATTTTGCGGTTGGATTGAGGGAGGCGAGGGACAATGGACGCCCACCCCAGAGCATGGCGGTGAGCCAGTATGATCCATTTGCGGCGTAAGGATGAAATATGGTTAAAATTCTTGATGATTTAAGGTTTGCGGTGAATAACATCAGGAGTGGTGCGGCATTTGTGAATGACCCTGTTCGTGCGTCGTCTTTGCTTGCGGGTGTTGGGGAGACTAAGTCTGCAGAGGCTATTGCTGCGGATCGTGCATTTGAGAGTGCTGCTAGGGCAGAAGCAAATAGGGTGCGTATTACCTCGTCGGGCGGATCTGGTGAGAGGGGTGCCAAAGCAATTGCTGCGAAAGAAGGTGAGCTTTCGACGTTTGATGTAATGAGCGTGATGCCTATTCTTAGCAACCAGGTGGGTAAAAGTGGTTCGACATATTACGAACAGCTAGAGGCGGGTGGGAACATTGAGGCGCGTGTTGGCCGTCGTGATGGTGAGCCGTATCTTTATATGGTTGATGATAAGGGAACTGTGCGCGAGGTTATGCGGGTAGATTCCCCAGAAGTTGGTAAGCTGGAAAAAGCTGCGTCGATAATAAATGCCTTAAATCAGAGCGTAAAAGTACAAGATGTTACAGATGCAGATGCTGATGCTGATGCTGATGCTGGCCCTACAGATGAAGAGCGCACCACATCGCCCAACACGACAGAGATCTTAGACACGTCATTAGACTTAGTGCCGGCAGATGACACACCGGAATCTATTGAGGCTACTGAGAAAGTTGAGGAAGAATACGAAGAGGTTGTTGAAGTAGCTGAAGACACGTTTGGCACTGGCATTG